CCAACTTTTGATGCATCTAACTTAACAAATTTACCAGCAGAAACTAAACCAACTATTTCTAGTATTAGCCCTACCGTTATTACCAATGACTCAACGGCGGTGACTATTACAGGCACAAACTATGTATCTATTCCAACTGTTGATGCAATCTCTACAACGGGTGCAATTACAGCAGCAGACGCAGTAAGTTTTACAAGTGCTACTACTATTGTTGCAACACTGACGTTACCAACAGATGGTACATACTTTTTACGAATAGAAAATAATGATGGTAATGCTGTTAGATCAAATACTGCTTTACTGACTGTATCGGATAATCCTGTTTGGACAACAAGCTCTGGTTCTCTTGGAACTATTGCAGGAAACTTTTCAGGTACCGTAGCTACGGTAGCAGCGTCTGGTGAGTCAGTAACCTTTTCAGAAACAACAAGTGTATTAACAAACGCAAGTCAAGCAAATTGTTCGCTAAACTCAAGCACGGGTGTTATAACTACAAGTGATTTTGGTGGATCGTCTACGAGCGCAACAACGTATAACTTTACTCTTCGTGCAACAGATTCACAAGGGCAAACAGCGGACCGTGCTTTTTCACTAACATCAAGTTTTGCAATAACTACTTCAGGAAGGTTTGATTAATGGCGACTCAATTATCTAGAACAGCATCAAGCACAACAGATGCACAAAGAAAAACTTGGACTCTTAGTTTTTGGTTAAAACCATCAAACATGAGCGGGTCTAGTGCACAAGAATATCATTATGTGTATCAAGCAAGTGGAGGTTCTAATGGATACTTTAGAATGGATAGTGATCAAAAGTTAAGATGGAGAGATTACACAAATGGTGGTTCTCCTGATTATTTAAAAATAACAAATAGCGTATTTAGAGATCCTTCTGCTTGGTATCATATAGTTTTAAGATGTGACACCACACAAGCAACAGCCGCAGATAGAATAAGATTATATGTTAATGGCGAATTACAAGAATGGCAAAATGCAAACTATCCAGCACAAAATCATGTTACTTTTATAAACTCTACATTTCCATATCAAATAGGTCAGTCTGGTTCTAACGGACTTGATTCAACTTATCTCGCACAATATATTATGTGTGCAGGGCAATCATATGCACCAACTGTTTTTGGTTCAACAAATGCTAATGGTATTTGGGTGCCTAACACAAGTCCTTCAGTTACATATGGAACCAATGGTTTTAAATTAGATTTTGCAGGAACAGGAACTGCTGCTGATGCGAGTGGTTTTGGTGCAGATAGTTCTGGTAATGGTAATCACTTTACTTCAGGAGGATTAGGCACAAATCCTAGTACAACAGATACTTGTCAAAATAATTTCTGTACCTTAAATCCTATATACGTTGATGAAGGAAATAATATTTCAGGTTCTGATTTTTCAAAAGGCAACTTGGAGTATACAACATCCTCTGATGGTTGGAGGTTTGGTAGAGGTACTTTTTCTTTTTCCGCTGGTAAATGGTACATAGAAGGTAAGGCAACAAAAACAGGAAATGGAGAAGTTTCTAATCTTGCTTTAGTTTCAGTTAATGATACAGGGGATGTAAATGGTTCCTCAGAGGGTATTAGAATTAATTTGGGTGGCAGTAATACACTTTTACAAAAATTAGATACTGGCACAGCAACTACAGTTTTTAGCAATTTTAACAGTGGTAACATTGCGCAATTAGCCGTTGATTTAGATAGTGGTAAAGTATGGGTTGGCAACAATGGCACTTGGTATAATAATAACAATGCTTCAACAACACTTAATGCGAGTTATCCTGATTTTACAATAGACACAACAAAAACTTGGGTTCCTTGTATAGCAGCTAGCAGAAATGGTTCTGACAATACTACATGGCAAATAAATTTTGGTAACCCTACTTATACTATAGCATCAGGAAATGCAGATGCTAATGGATACGGAAATTTCGAATACGCTGTACCATCAGGGTTTTATGCGTTATGTACTAAGAACCTAGGAGCATACGGAGGTTAACATGGCAGTATATACAACAATCAACGATCCTTCAGTATATTTTCATACACAGTTATATACAGGAACAGGTAGCGCACGTTCTGTTACAAATGACGGTAATGCTAATCTACAACCAGATTGGTTATGGATTAAAAGAAGAAGTGGATCAAATGCTTCTATGATAGTTAATTCATCTTTAGGACTAAGTGGCAACGTAGCAGTTGCAAGTAATTTAAACCTTGCAGCATATGCAACTCCTGTAAGTGCTTTAAATAGTGATGGTTTTTCGGTTAATGCTGGCGATGCTTCAGTTAACGCAAATGGAAGTACTTATGTAGCATGGCAGTGGAAAGACAATGGTGGAACAACGGTTACAAATAATGATGGATCACACGCTTCAAGCGTGCAAGTTAATACTACAGCAGGGTTTTCTATAGTAACATATACAGGAACTGGCTCAAGTGTAACTCTTGGACATGGTTTAGGCGCAGCTCCAGAGATAATATTTAATAAAGGATTAAGTGATAATCATGCATGGATTGTAGGAGCTACTGCTGATAGTTCAAACTTATCAAAAGTAATGATACTAAATTTTACAGATGCAAGTACATCTGACGCAAATAGTTTTAGTAATACTGCTCCAACATCTTCTGTTTATACAATTGGTACTGCGGGAGGAGTAAATCAAAACGGACAAAATTACATATCGTACTTATTTAGATCCATACAAGGATATAGTAAAATTGGAACATACACTGGTAATGGTAGCGCAGATGGAACGTTTGTTTATACAGGATTCAAGCCAGCTTATATTCTAATTAAATGTACAAATGCAGCTAAAAACTGGTACATATTTGATAATAAAAGACCTACATATAATGTAGATAACATACTAATTACAGCTAACACAGATGCTGCAGAAGTTGTTGGTAGTGAAAAAATAGACTTTTTGTCAAATGGTTTTAAGTTAAGACAAGATTTTAGTCATACTAATGCATCAGGTAGCACGTACCTCTACATGGCTTTCGCTTCAAATCCTTTTGTAACCTCGGACGGCGTTCCCACAACAGCGAGATAGCGCATGACGTTAGGGATCCTAGCATTTGCAGAAGGTCCAATATCGTCCCTTGGTAAACAAGATGCGGTAGCGGTTGTTACAGGTCTTGCCTTAAATTCTACTTTAGGTACAGCCGTAGCTCAAGCTGGAGCACAACCAAACATAACAGGACAATCTTTAACATCGGCTGTTGGTACAGTTGTTCTTAATACAGCGTCTGTGGCAGCACCGTCTGGTGTTTCTATAAACTCTGCTCTCGGCTCACCGACCATTAATGTTATTGCTAACCCAACCGTATCGGTTACAGGGTTTGGCTTAAATCAAATACTAGGAACCTATGCGGTAAGTGCAGGAGGGCAAGTTGCTATTGATGCGTCTGCTGAACCAGACATGGATATGTTCCTTGGAAACTCAACTGTTTCAGGAACAGCTTCTCTATCCGTTACAGGTCAATCAGTATCCACGGGTCTCGGCACAGTTAGCATAGATGCTCAGACTCCAGTAGCTGTTACTGGTCAGGCAATGAATGTTGCTCAAGGCACCTCAACAGTCATTGCTACAGGAAAAATAGAAGTTACAGGACAAGTTGTTAATTCTGCTGTCGGCACAGCAACAGTTAATGCGTCTGCTACAGCTATTCCAAATGGTAATATTATATCTACCGCTCTTGGAAATGTTACCGTTGACTCCAATACGATTGTTTCCGTTACAGGACTTTCTATGGATATGGTTATCGGAGATGCTGCTGTTTATGCATGGGTAACAGTAGACGATGCAGCCAATACACCGTTTGCTAACGTTGATGATAGTGCTACAAATACTTGGACAAATGTCGATGATAGTGCTACTAATACATGGCAAGATGCAGCTTAGGTAAATTATGTCAACATATTCAAGCAGACTACAAATAGAGTTAATAGGGGTTGGAGATCAGGCAAATGCTTGGGGCACAACAACCAATAACAATTTTTCTCAGTCTCTTGAACAAGCCATTGCAGGTGTTTATACAAAAAATATATCATCTGGCACTACCACAGTCTTAACAGATACAAATGGCCCTGCTACTCAAGCAGATAACGAAAATAGACAAGCTGCTATCATCTTTACAAATGCGGGAGCTAATCACACAGTACAGTTTACTTCAAAAGAAAAATTGTACTTCTTACGAAATGCTTCTTCGACTTATACAGTTACAGCTAGAATAGGCGCTTCGGGTAATACATATGTTATTAACCCTACAACAAGTGTCTTTTTGGCCACTGATGGTACTAATTGGTTTGAACTCCAGACATCAGGTGGCACATGGATTACAAAGAACGCCGCTTACACAGCTTTTAGTGGTGATAGAATATTTGTCGATACATCATCACAGGCCGTTACTATTACGTTGCCTGCCGCTCCTGCGACAGGAGACGAGATACGGTTTGTTGATGTAGCTAGTACGTTTGATACAAACAATTTAACAGTCGGAAGAAACAGTTTAAAAATAAATAACCAAACATCAGATTTAACAGTAGCAACCGAAGACGCAGCTTTTGGGTTAGTGTACTCAGGTGTGTCTTATGGTTGGAAGATAATGGAGAAGTAAAATGCCAACTTATGAATCTATCAAATATAAATTCTCAGGTACAGCAGTTACTGGTGTATTACAAGTAGCAAACAATTTAAGTGATGTCGCCGCCGCAGCAACTTCAAGAACTAATTTAGATCTTGATATTGGAGGAACTCCAGCAGCAGGCGCTGATGTACAAGCTTTTGTTTCTACAACAGCAGGGACAAATGTTAATGGAAACAGAACTGTAAGTACAAATGCACCAAGTGGTGGATCCGATGGAGATATTTGGTACAAATATACATAATGCCTTATGCCAATTTATGTTAAAGACGGTGGTACTTTTCGTGAGATAAGCTCTAGTGCTGGCTCACAAGTCTACGTGAGAGACGGTACATCCTTTACTAACAAAACAATTACCAATGCCTACGTCAAAGATGGCGGTGCATGGCGAACGGTCTTTACTTTATTTGATACACCAGGAAGTTTTACAATAGCAGGATCAGGTACAACAAATTTTAATGTTCCAGCCAATGCTAATGCTATTCACATACAACAAGCAGTTGGTGGTGGGGCTGGTGGAGTTGTAGGAGCTGAGTATGATAAAGCTGGTGGAGAATCAGGTGGAACAGGTGGTGGATCAGGAGCTTATATATCAGATAAAGTATATACGGTAATAGGTGGTGAACAATTAACTGCTATAGTAGGGGCTGCAGGCCCACAATCTGCAGGAAATCCTTACAACACTACTGCTGGTAGTGGAGGATTAACAAGTTTAACAGGTGCAAGTACTGGAGCAATATTTTCTTTAGGTGGAGGAGTTGGTGGATCATCTTCAGGAGGTGGTGTACAAGGTCCTCTTCGTTCTAATAATCCAAGTTCTGGAGGAACAGCTACTTTAGGATCTTCTTTATCTTCAGGAACTACTGTTGATGGCATTAATATTACAAGTTTTAATACAGGAGAAGTTGGAAGTTTTAATCAAGGTGGTGATGGCGTTGCAGGTGTAACGGGAGCAAATTGTGGGGGCGATAACTGTCAACAAACTGGTGGCGCTGGAGCGGCTTCTTACGCTGGCAATGTATCTGGTGGTTCTGGTGGACCTGCAGGAACAGCAGCAGGAGTAGGGTCTCAAGGTTCTGGTGGTGGAGGTGGAGGTGGACAACCTCAATCTTCTGGTGCTGACGGCGGTGCTGGTGAAATTAAATATAGATTTATAAGGATCGCATAATGCCTCTTACTAAAATAGCTTTTGCCCCAGGGATAGACAAACAAGATACAGAGTACGGTGCAGCAGGACGTTGGACTGATTCTGATTTTGTACGTTTTCGATACGGTCTACCAGAAAAGATTGGTGGATGGTTAAAATTAATTCCAACAACCTTGGTCGGTGTTGCACGAGACATGCACGCATGGACAGATCTTAACGGTGTACGGTACACGGCCATCGGAACAGATAGAAAATTATATATTTATACAGAGGGTGTAGCCTATGACATTACACCTGTTAGAGCTACAGGATCAATTACAGGATTTAGTACAACTAATAATTCGCCAACAGTTACCGTTACTGATCCAAGTCACGGTGCAAGTATAGGAGATTTTGTTACCATATCATCTACGTCAGGACCTGTTAACGGTATTCCTGCAGCGACAATGAATGCCGAATATCAAATTCTTACTATACCAACAAGCAATACGTATACAATTACAGCCGCAGCTAATGCAACAAGTACAGGAGCATCTGCAGCGACAGCAACAGCAACCTATCAAATATCTGTAGGCACAGCCGTATCACAATATGGTTATGGTTGGGGTACTTATCAGTGGGGTAAAGAAGCATGGGGCACGGCTCGTTCTACGTCTAACGTTACTATCGAAGGACGTAACTGGTCTTTTGACACTTTTGGTGAAGACTTATTAGCTACTGTAAGTAATGGTGGAACATTTAGATGGGATACATCGGTTGGTGTAGGAACGCCTGCCGCAGTAGTATCAAGTGCACCTACTATCTCACGATTTAATTTAGTATCAATGCCTGATAGACATGTGTTTTTATTTGGAACAGAAACAGTTATTGGAACATCAACATCTAAAGATGATTTATTCTTACGTTTTTCTTCGCAAGAAGACTATAACACATGGGTTCCAACAGCAACAAACACAGCAGGTTCTTTTAGAATACAAGACGGATCAAAAATTATAACGGCTGTACGATCACGTAACGCTGTATTAGTTTGGACAGATACAAGTTTAAATGCATTACAATTTGTTGGTGCACCTTTTACATTTAACTTAACACAAATAGGAGCAAACTGTGGAGCTGTATCTTTACACTCAGCAGTAGATGTAAACGGCACAGCCTTTTGGATGTCACAGAATTCTTTTTATAAGTTTGATGGTGCTATTTCTAAAATGCCTTGTAGTGTGCAAGATTATGTTTTTGAAGACTTTAGTATTACAAACCAACCAGAAACTTTTGCTGCTGTTAACTCAGAGTTTAATGAAGTAACGTGGTTCTATACCTCTAATGATGCCACACAAATTGACAGATATGTTACCTATAACTATTTAGAAGACTGTTGGTCAACAGGATCCTTGGCTAGAACAACATGGCAAGATTATGGCGTGTATCAAAAACCATATGCTACAGAATATTCAACAACAGGAGTTGCTAATAATAATGTTATTAACGGTTTAACAGCAGGAGCAACAACATTATTTCAACACGAAACAGGTGATGATAATGTAACATTACCTATTACAGCATTTATTGAGTCGGGTGATTTTGATATTGCTGATGGTCAACCTTTCTTACATATAGGAAGAGGTATACCAAACTTTAAAGATCTTACAGGATCTGTTGATGTAACATTAAAATTTAAAACATATCCGAATGCAACAAACAGTCAAACCGTTGTAAGAACTGTAGTTCCTACAACAGAAAAATTTGATTTACGAGGTAGAGGAAGACAAGCAAATGTTCGTATTGACAGTGACGCTGTTGGTGATAAATGGAGATATGGTACACTTCGATTAGATGTACAACCAGATGGAGGCAGATAATGGCTAAGATTACGACAACAAGATTTCCTCAAGCAACACCTGAGTATCAACCTACTATAATTGATATATTAACAAGGTTGTTAGAGCAGATAGTGCAACAATTAAACTTTGGTTATCAGCAGGATATAAAAGACGAATCAACAGCAAGGACGTGGTTCCTTGGCTGATTTATTTATAAGTAGATCAGGTAGTGCAACAGGAACTATTTACACTGTTCCAACAGCAAATCAAAACTCGCAACCTCCTGTACCACCAACAACTGCTTTAGTTAAAAGTATTCGTTTATCTAATCAGTCAGGCGGAGCTGTTGTAACAACAGTAGCTGTATTAGATAGTAGTAACAGTAATTTAGAAATAGAGTTGTTCAAAGAAAGTTTAGCTGACGGTGCAGAAAGCGAAGTGTTAACACAACCTATTGTATTAGAACAAGCTGATGCAATAAAACTAACAGGTGCAGTAAAAATATTAGTAAGCTTAATGGAGATAAATTAATGGCATTTAAGAAAGTACAAGACTCAAAAGAAATAGGTAAGCAAGTAATAGAAGGACAAGAAATTCCTATTATACAACCAGAAGTTCACGTTGAGGTAAAAAATAAAAGTACAGGGGCTGATTACGAATCAGAGGATGAAGCTAAACTAGATATTGCTAATCCAAACACAGCTACTACATCTGATGATGTAGAAACTAATGTTCAAATTAAAGTGACGAAGTTACCTGATGTATTTGGAAAAACTAAAAATCCCTAAGCTCCGCAATTTTCACAGAAATCATCACAAATACATTTATCTAAATCACAACCACAAGCTGGGCAATTATTGTCCATTTGCTGCCGCCTTATGTTTTGCCATGTTTTCTTGTACAAAAATTCGTTCATCTTCTGTTAAAGGTCTACCCATACTAGGAGGTTTAGATTGACATGAACACCCATCAACGTGTTTCTTGTGATCTCTTTCTACTGCTAATAAACGTTCATGATAGCGACTCACCTTATCTGCGAGGACAGCTATAGCTTTCAATACTTCTTGATTATCCATAATATCTCCTGATTTGTAATTTTGGGGTGAGATCTAATTTAAACACGTCTATCATAATTATCAAGTAATCTTTTTATAATTGTTTTCTTGACAACTTATTTTTGTTCTGAGTAGTCAACAGATAAATATTCTATTTTTGTCACCCAACCTTTAGGTATAGCAATAGCACCACCACCAGATATGTCGTCTTTATCTTTACTATAAGAGCGCATAATAATTATTTTTTCATCATTATTATGTATCATCCACCCTACTTCTTGACACACGGCTAACGGAGCATTTATCACATCTTTTATGTCTAACCATCCAGTTTCCGTGTCCCGTGCATCGCGCCACGTGAGACGAACCATAGGAACTTTCTTAATATCTATATCCATGTCTAATTTCTCATTGCACATTACAATAAAAACACCTATAAATATAGAATAAAATAGGCGCATTTCTCCAAGCCTCGCCATCTTGCTTTTCAACGAAAAACTAGTTGCTATGAAGGATTATGCATGATGGAATTTGACGAACAATTTATTGAGGATATCCCCCAATTAGGTATTGGTGGTTTCTTAAATAAAACATTTAAATCGGTAAAAAAAGCAGTAAAAAAGATAGCCCCTATTGTAGGTGGTGGTCTTGGTTTTATGATTGGTGGTGCTGCAGGCGCTGGTATTGGCGCTGGTATTGGTGGCCTTATATCAGGACAAAAAGCAGACAAGGCTCTTAAAACAGCATTAATGGGTTATGGTATTGGATCCATCGCAGGAGCATATGGCCCTCTTAAAGGTTTCGCTGGTAAAGGTTTACCTGGTGGTAAATTTGCTATGGGAGATGATTTTAATGTTATTAAAGGCGCTCAAAACATGATAGATAAATTTGCTAACGTAAGCGGTAATGCAGATAAAGTTAATCTTAAAAATCAATTAATTGAAGCAAAAGAATTAGCAATTAATAATCCCACAAAAGAAAATGTAGATGCATACAAGAGATTACAATATTTATCAGGCAGTAATAAACTTGGTGTAGGAGATGTCTTTAGTAAATCAAATTTATTAGTAGGAGCAGGTCTTGGAGGACTTTCTTATATGGATGCAAAAAATCAATTAGCAAACTTTGAACCTGGCGACCCTAATGCATTAAATCCCCTTTACTATAATGATCCACAAGAGTTTCAATTATCAGGACAAGGTGTTAAACCTTATTACTACACTGACATGCAAGATCAATTTGGTGTACCTATCGAAGAATTAACAGATGATTTTGTTCGTTACTCAGCAGAGGGTGGTATCATTAATTTAGCCGATGGATCAAAAAAATATTTTCCGCGTAAGAACGGAGAAATAGAGGGGCCTGGAACAGGAACAAGTGATGATATACCTGCAATGTTAAGTGATGGAGAATTCGTGTTTACCGCCAAAGCAGTTAATAATGCAGGTGGAGGTAATAGAAGAGAAGGAGCAAAAAGAATGTATCAAATGATGAAAAATTTAGAAAAAGGTGGTACACTCTCTGAACAATCAAGAGGAGTCGCATAATGTCAACAGCAACACAAATACAAAGAGAAGCGCCAGATATTGAGGCTCGTAAACTTGGTTTAATAGATACCGCTAAAGCCTTAACAGAAAAAGGGTATACTCTTCCTGATTATGTTTTAGCTGGACTTACTCCTGAACAAAAACAAGCTTTTAGTTTAGCGCAACAGGGCATTGGTGCTTATCAACCTTACTTAGATGCAGCTAAAGATTACACAACACAAGGACAAAATTTATTAAGTGGTATTACGGGAGCGCCAACGCAATCTCAATTAGACGCTTACATGAATCCTTTTCAACAGCAAGTTATTGATGCAACAATGACGGAGCTTGATAAAAGAGGGGCTCAACAATCAAATCAATTAGCTGGAGATGCTGTAAGAGGTGGCGTGTTCGGTGGTTCGCGTTACGGGGTTCAACAAGCAGAACTTGCAGGACAACAACAAGACGCAAGAGCGCAAGCTTTAGCAACTCTTAATGCACAAAATTATGGTCAAGCCATGCAAGGTTATCAAGGTGAAATGGAAAGACAAAGAATGGCTGGTTTAGGTATTGCAGGTTTAGGAGCTCAACAAGCTCAACTAGGTGCGCAAGCTCAAGGATTAGCAGGCCAAGATATTCAATCATTACTTGCTTCAGGTGGAATGCAACAACAATTCGCTCAACAACAAGAAGACATGAAAAGACAAAATTTATTACAAGGTATTATGCAACCGTATCAACAACTAGCTTTCTACGGTGATATTATGCAAGGTGCACCGTCCTCTTCGGCTGTCTTTAACACAGCTCAAGGATATGGCGGACCAAGCCCAATGCAAGCTGGTATAGGAACAGGCATAGGGGCCTTAACAGGTTTAGCAGGCCTTAAAAAATTAGGAGTAGTATAATGGCAGTCATGAATAGATCAATGTTTCAACGACCGATGCCCGTGGTTCGCCGTCAAGATGGCACTCCTATGGGAGGCGAAAGACAAGAGGGAATTACTATAGCTAATAATGAAGGCATTAATGCGCCAAGTTTATTTGAAAGAATAAAAAATAGTAAGGTTGTACAAGGTATAAATGATTTTCTTGATAAACCTACTGATCAATACGGAGAAGGAAGTGCTTATGAATTAAATGAATATGAATTTAATTTGTTGTATCCTAATGTAGCTTATCCTTCCTCTGTTATGGAAAGAATAATTAATACTGAAAGTGATGATTATAGAAAACTTGTAGAACTTACTGTTCCATCTGCAAGAGCAGAAGGTTCACCTCCTCAAGGTGAAATAGTAGAAGAACAAGTTAATACAGAGAACGTTGGTATTATGGATGGTTTTAGTGGCGGAGGCGGAGAAGCAGAAGCTATGGCCATGTTAGAAGAAGGCGAAAGAGCCAAAAATGAAATTGATGATACTAACACTTACGATGAGTTAATGCGCTCTATTAGAGGTGATGATTTAAGTGAAGCTGATAGAAGGCAAGAGTTAGCTTCTTACGTTGGAGAAAAAGATGCGGAAGAAACACCTGACAGTGTTTTAACTTTAGTTCAACCTGTTATGCAAATGCTTGATCAAGATAGCGCTAACACTGGTATTGGTCAAATAGAAGAAGGGCAAGAAATGTCTTCTATTGCACCAACACAACAAGATGCGGAAGAAATGATGGCGATGAATATGCCTCCACAACCTGTAGGCGTCGCTAACGGTGGATATATGAGTTCTTTTCCTAATCAAAATTTAAATACAGAGTCATTATCAGCAAGTGATAACATTGATGATCGTATTATGCAGAATTTACAATTTGAAAGAATGGCACCAGGAATGATGGGTTATGCTAATGGTGGACCAGTTCAACCAATACAACATTTTAATAAAGGTAATTTAGCTACTTCTTACAAAGAAGATTATCTTCCTTTATATATGGAATTAATGCAAGGATACAATGATCCTGAAAGAAACAAAGCTAATACCCTTATGGATATTTCTAAACTAGCTTTAGCTTATGGAAGAGGAGACATAGATCCAAGTCAAGCGGGAAGCATGTTTTTAGATTCAACACAAAAAAGAGTAAATACACAAGATGCAAAAGAAAAAGCTTTAGAGATGCAACTTAAATCAGGAGCACTATCATCAGCTATTGCAGCCGATACAGCGGCTAAAGCTGCGGGAGCAAAAGCCACAAATACATTAGTTAAAACAGGTAATGCAGAAAAAGATTTATTAACTGCTACTCTATTAGGCATGACTATAGATGAATTTAATGCAGCATATCCTATAACAGGAACAACTTTTCAATTTAGTGCTAATGGTTCTTTAAATAAATTTAATGAGCCAAAAGATAAAAAGGAATCATCGGTATACATTGGTACAATAGGACAATCTGAAGATACCGTATTTACAGATCTTAACCTTAACTTAGATGGTATTGCAGAGAATACTCTTGTTTACAAAAAACCTAACGGTGAATATGAATTCAGTACACCAAAAGCAAAAGATAAAATTGAATACGTAGTAAGTTACCCAACTGTAGTTGATGGTGAGGTAACAACACAAACGGCTGTTATAGATATTAGCAGTGAAGAAGGTATTAATAATTACAATAAATTCTTAGAAAAATTTGCTGATGCGGATAATGCATTTAAAAAATATTGGAAATTTGACAAAGTAGGTGGGCTCAATCTTGAAACTAATATTACTAATGTTCAACCTCAACCTCAAGCTAAAGGTGGTTTAATTAAAAAAAGAAATACAGGAACACCAATAGGAGGAGAAAATTCTAACGAAATTGAAATAGCACAAAACATTGATTTTGAAAATATTCCAACTAAAAATGATGGGTTGGTTGATGTGGAGTCACAAACAGTTAATATAAAAGAGGGTTCATCTAATGAAAACATATTAATTCAAAAAGCAAATCAAGGAGAAGAAGCTATAAAACTTTTGGATCAATTATATGAAGTTGCTTTAAACTATCCTCAATATTTTGGTATTATAGGTGGAGCAGCAAGTTACGGAAAAAGTGGTTATTTATCTTTAGATCAAATATTTAATAGTCTTTTAGGAGTAGATTTACCTGAAATTAAATTTCTTGACAGCCCTGTAATAGATCAAATTGCTGGTCTACAAGATTCTATTGCCTCTAAACTTGCAAGTGTTGAGAAACAAGGATCGTTTAGATCTATAACAAATAAAGAGAAAAATGATAAAAAAGATATTTTAAATATTTATGCAGGGAATGCTAAGAGAACAATGGACTCTATTAAACAGATTCGTAAAACTTTAGTTAATGATATTAATTCTTTTTACCGACAAACAGGTAACTCAGAGAAAAAATTTGAGACTCCTCAGTTTTACAATATTAAACCAAAAGACATCAAAAGTGAAGATATGAAATTAGAGATAATTAAAAGTTCTTTACCTAAAGAGATGATAGATATGATAGACACGGATCCACAAATTATGAATGCTATCACCGCAATTATGAATGGTAAAGATCCTGAACTGGTAATCAAGAAATATAAAGAATGGAAATCCTCTCAGTAACATGGCTGATGAAATTAATATTTTTGATGATATAGAATCAAATATCCCTGTTAATATTTTTGATGATATAGAAGGTCCTGAAGAAGAAACACAAACTCCTATTCCTGGAATGTTTGACATAGAACGTTTTACGGATAAAAAAAAATTTATTGGTGATTCTGAATTTTTAGAAGACTATGAATTAGTTGATCCAGATAAAATGGATTTTTTTGACAAATTTGTTTTTCAAACATTAGGTGGTAATGAAGAAGTTTACAGACAGAAAAAAACTGACTTTGGAGAAAACTTTATGCGTGCTCTTCAATCAAGAGATACAGCTTCTATAGTAGGAGCGTTAGGAGGATATGAAGGAGTTAGAAAATTAGCAGCTAATGCATTAAAAACTACTTTTAAAAAGAATCCTGTAGGCACAGTGCTATATGCCATAGGAGGTGGAACTTTAGGCGCAACAGCAATGGAGCAATTGTATGACCGTGTTAAAGGATTTATTACAGGGGAAGAAGAAACTATAGAAGAAATATGGGAAAAAGTTCCTCAAGATCTTAAAAGAAATTTATCCTTTGAAGCTTTTGGCGTAGGAATAGGATCTATTCCTTTTCTTTTTAAAAGAATTTTAATGACAGGAAAAAAGGGAGCCGAAGGATTAAAAAAAATAGCCGACAAATTTGGTATTGATTTTGCTCCTATAGATGTAGCTTCGGGGTTTGCTAAAACGTTTTTACGAATTGGAGGCATGTTTCCGTTGGTATCGGGACCAGTTGGAAAATTTGTAAAAAAAAGAGGTGCTCAATTGGAGTCAGCATTTGATGATACTCTATACGCTCTTGCTCCTACAGGCCAGACTCAAAGTCAATTAGGAAAAACTATTACAGAACTAGCTACCGCTACTTATAAAAATTTTCGGACAAAAGTAGGCGCTCAATATAATAAATTTTTAGATTTAGCGACAGGAAAAATAAACGGAAAAAAAGTATATGATTTTGACATTAACATAGTTCCATTAAGAAATACAAATCCTGATGCTAAAGATGTTCCTTATGTATTAGACGTCGCAAGAAGAATTATTAGTGATGCTCAACAGGGAGGAAAAGGTCAATTAAGCCCTAACGATCCAGGATGGAGTGAAGCATATAAAGTGGCTTTAAATATAGTGGATAAGTTTGGTGCTAAAAAGTTTTTAGATGTTAAAACATTAAGAGATTACATTACAAACACTATTAAAAAAGCACAAAAAAGAAGTTATGCTACAGAGGGAGGAGCCTCTGTTAAAGAATTAATTGATATAAAAAATTCTATTAATAATAGTTTTGGTAATTTAGATTTATCCAAAATAGATGCTGATTTAGCTGATCAAATTTTATCACAATACAAAATTGCTACCAACATGTATAAAAATGGATGGGAAGAAGGAGGAAAATGGTTTGAAGGTAAACCTCTTTTTGAAAGAGCTTTCGCAGGAAAATTTGATGCATTTAAAAATAATATATTTGACACAAAGTTAACTACAGAGGGAAAAAAATATTATGATGAATTTATTAGAGATATTTTAAAGACTCAATCTAAAGAAGGAATTGATGATTTATATAAATTATTAGGAGAAAATGATCAGGCTTTTGGATCCTTTGTTAGAGCGTATATAGATGAGGCAATAGAAAAATCTTTTAAAGTAGGTAAAGGAAAAAATGAATTTGAAACAACTTCAAATTTTTTAAACATTGATCCAGACGCTTTACTTAAAGCTCTTGGTTTTAGATCTTCTCAAGTAGCCAGTAAAGGATCTACAATACCTGTAAGAGAAGAAAGTTTATTACATGCACTAAATATTTTAAACAAAGAAGGCGCTTCTGTAATTGATGGAAATCAATTTAGACAGTTACTTGATTTTATGTCTCAACATAAAAGTATAAAAGTTCCTGATGTAAATCAATATATTCAAAGAGCTGCTGTGTTTGGTGGTATTGGATCTATTATAGGTAATTATTTTGGTGTTTTAAGTGTTGGTGATATAGGTATGGCAGGTGGCATGGGCTTAGTACCTACACTAAGTGCTAGAGGAATAGCAAGAGCTTTAAGTAATCCTGCTAATACAAAAATTTTATTTGATACTTTAGATACAAGTTTATCTTATTTTCAACGATATAGCGCAGGTATTCGTTTACTTGATTTAACACGTAATAATCTTAATGAGTCAATTGCCAATGCAACCGATGATGCAAAAGAAGGGTTACTTCAGTACAAAGAAGGGTTTGATCTTTTTTATGAAGACGTTATAAAAAATGCACCTACAGATGAAAATGCAGAAGAACCTATAGAATTTTTATTAGATGCTCCTGAAGATTCTTCTATTGAAGAGGAAGTTATTCAAGAAGATATTCCAGTAGACATTGTAGGATCACCTACTTTAGATGTTCCACAACCAGATGCAAACTTTAATATGGCCGCGGTCATTGACCCTATTCCTTCTCCTTCAAATCGTCAACCAGGATTAGATCCAGAAACAATAAGTCAATTAGAAGGTGTAGGTCTTCCTTTCTTTGCAAATCAAGGGGGCATAGCTTCTTTAATGGGTAATAAAAAACCACAACAAATGGTATCATAATGGGTATCTTTAGTTTTCTATCAGGTAAAAAGAAATCAACACATACCTCTTCAGGTTCCTCACAACCTAATTCTCCTCAATCTCAATCAGTAAATGAATCAAATAAAGCTATTGAAAATTTAATAGCCAATAAAGACAAATATCAAAATAATCAAATAGCTGGAGATAATCGCAACGAATATCAAATGAGAATGCAAGCTCTTAAAACAGGGCAAACTTTTGATCCTTCTAATTTTACATTTACAGACAGAAAAGGAAATCAAATTAGTGCAGGCTCTGATAATAAAACTATAGGAAATGCAGGTGGTGCGGAAGCTTATAAAAAAAGATTTCCTATAACATCTGGTATTCAAAATTTAGTAGGCGCCGCATCTAATCTTATTCCTGGTGTTAGTATGGCTAAATCTATTTTAGGTGTATTAAATAAAATGGGTGGAAAAGTTAAATCAGGAGCTAGTCTTATAGGAGATAAAACAGGAATAACAGATAGTAAGGTGTATAGAGATTTAGCAAATGCTCCATCAGGTTTTGTAAAGGATTTAAAAAACATGCTTACTATTGATGATGGTAATAAGGAAGAGACTGTTTCTCTTGATATGGAAAGTATTAAAAATGATAAAAAAATTAAAAAAAATAATTTTATTAATACTGACAATTTATCTGAAGAACAAAAATTAGAATTATTTAATAAGGCACAAACTGCAAGCGAGATTGTAAATAACTCTACTGTAAATGAAATAGTAAATAGGTTACCTTATCAGTATCAAGCTAATCAAAATGATTTTGACGCGCTTCGCGGTAATCGTTCCTTAGATTTTAGTCAGTTAGCAGGAGCTCCTAATAATCCTAGAATACCTTTTTCTAACTTTAATGCAAATAATGTTGGAATAGGAGGTGTTACATTAGATAGCACAGCTTATCGAAACTACTTAGCTAATAAGGGAGGGTATCCAGACACAGGAATAAGTAACATTAACATGATTAAAGAAATGAAAGACAATCCAACTTTAATAAATAGAGAAAGTCCTACAGGTTTAAACTTTAATGCATTAGGAGAAATTTCAAACCCTCAAGATTTAGATGCTTCATTAAGAGATGAGTTTTTAAATAGGAGAATAATTT